ATGGGGCCGCCGATCGAGTAGGTGTAGGCAGTGCAGGTCGAGATGTCCTGCAAGCCTGCGCCCCAGAGGTTGAAGCTCTGGAGCTTCACGTAGATCGTCTTTCCGATCAGCGCGCGGTCGTAGGCGTAGGCGAACGTGGCGCCGTCTAGGCGCACGAACTTCGCGCCGCTGGAGTGCGCCTTGTTCGGCGTGCCGTACACGCCCCTGCGCGTATAGGTCTGCAGCGTGTACTTGTTGGTCGCGGTGAGGGTCGCGGTCGAATAGCTGATCAGCTCGCCGTCGAGCCAGCAAAGCGTGTTCGCGTTGTCGGCATCGACCGTGCTGCCGCCGGACAGCGTCCCGGCGGAGATGGTCAGGTCGACCGGGAAGGTGTCGGTCGTATCGGGATCCGACCCCGCGCCGACGCTCGAGGTGGTCGATCCGTAGCGCGCGCTGCCATGGATCGTCCCGACCTGCTTGTAGGTCGTTCCGTCGAGCGAGACCCACACATAGGCCCCGCCCCAATACTGGCCGCCGGACGCGGCGATCCAGATCTCATAGCCGGTCGCCGTCATGCGGCCCGCGGCGTCGAAGATCACTGGCGTGTTCACTGCCGGAGCAGGGGTGTTGTAGTTGCCGATGTAGCCGGCCGGGAGCTGCTGCGGGAACGTCGAGACGGTCGTCGTGTTGCCGACGACGTCCTCGGCCTCGATCTCGAGCGTGCCGTCCTCGTTCTCCGTGATCGAGGTGATCCGCACGACCTGATTCTGGACGCCAAGCCCGGTGGTCTCGTTGAGCACCACAAGGTCCATCGGGTCGAGCAGGATGTAGCGGTAGCCGAGGGTGAATTTGTAGGTGTTGCGGATGTACATCACCCGCTGGAGCTGGAGCTGCGCGAACGCGAGCGCCACGGCGGGGTCGCAGATCTCCGGCGCTTCGATCGGATCCTGCTGGCGCAGGCCGTAGGTCTGGATCGCGGCCATGTCCCGCGCCTCGGCCATCCCGTCCGCGTAGTCCATGAACCGGTTCGAGAACCGCACGCTCACCGAGTTGAAGGTGTCCGCGATCGAATTGCGGATCACGATCACGGGATCCGACGTGCCGTCGCAGATGAAGTCGGAGTCGGTCAGCGTGTAGACCGGCGTCGCGTTCGTCGGCGTGTAGGTCTGCGTGCCGAGCGCGGTCGAGCCTTGCGCGAGCGTCACGCCCGGACCGCCGGTGATCGCGTCGAGCCCGTAGGGGATGAAGTTCAGCACGCCGCCGGACCACACCCACTCGCAGTTCGCGATCAGCGCGATCTGCGTGATGATGTCCGCCGAGGTCTTCTGGTCCGTATACGTCGGCGAGATCCAGAGGCCCGCCGCGTAGGTGTAATTTCCCGACAGGTCCGCGAGCATCGACGACGGGAAGCCGGCACCGTATTCGGTGTTCGTCAGGATGTCGTAGGCGATCGAATAGGGCTTCGCGTCGTAGATGCCGGTGGCGCCGACGTTCGCGAGGATCCCGACCACCTCGTACATCTGCTGCGGCAGCGTCGGGCTCGAGCCGAGGTTGAACGACGAGCAGCCGACGTAGGCGAGGTACTTGTAGTTGAGCGCCTGGGACGGGTGGTTCGCGGTGATGTAGGTGTACGGGGTCTGGCTTGGCGTGCCGGTGAACACGGTCAGGCCGAGCTGCGCCGGGGTGTACTTGGCCTGCCCCGAATAGACGGTCCGGATGCCGTTGTAGGTGTAGGTGGTGCCGCCCGAGTAGCCGCGGTAGCTCCACTGGCTGGACGTCTTCTCGGTGATCGATCCGAGGGGGCCTTCGCAGAGGCCGAGCAGCGCCGCCACGTAGTAGGTGTAGCCGACGGTCTGCGAGCTTCCGCCCTTGCCGGCATTCGACGTCTGCGCGACGGCCTTGAAGTCCCCGTACCAGATCAGGTTGCCGGCGATCTGGTTCGTGCCATAGACGATGGGAACGGGCCGTCCGTAGTTGGACGTCTGGATGTCGAGGCTGGACGCCGAGGGCGCGGCCTGGTTGACGGCACCGCCTAACAGGGAGCCCATCACGCACTCCTGACGCGATAGAAGCCCGCTACCCGGTCGGCAATCGGCGAGCGCTCGACGTCCGTGAGGCACACGCAGCCCTCGTCGATCCATGCGTGGATGATCAGCGGCCACTCGATCACGATGCCGCCGTGGGCCTCGTGCCGGCCGTACTTGAACATCACGACGTCGGCCGGCTGCGGCGCGGGGACCTTCTCGGCGTGCTGCAGCAGGTAGCCGAGGAATCGCTTTTCCTCGCGGTGCAGGTGCCAGTCATGCGGGTAGTACTCGGTCTCGAACGGCGGCACGATGCCGACAGCCGAATACACGGCGATCAGGAACTGGGCGCAGTCGACCCCGGCGCCCTTGACGCGCCCCATGTGGTGCCACGGCGTGCCCATCCAGGTCTTCGCCTCGGCGATGATTGCGGCGGCCTGCTTAGACACTGACGACGCTCGTGATGACCGGGATGTACGGGTAGCCGCGGAAGTTCGCGAGGTTCGAGAACTTCGACGTGCAAGTGGCCTGCGTCTTGTCGCAGCCGGGATAGATCGTGAACGTGTCGCCGGTCGCCGGGGCCGACGGGAACGGCGCGACGGGCGTGATCAGGCTCGGGATCTGCGTGCGGATCGTCATCGAAAGGCCGCTGTTGACGCCCGAGGTGAAGGTGATCATCCCCTGGTCGAACCAGCCGGCGGCCTGCGAGAGCGCGACCACGAGCGATCCGGCGGTCGACGGGCCTGCGATCGAGCCGCTGACGGCGTAGGCGGATTTCAGGATCCCGCAGTTCGTGTCGTAGAGGGTGTTCGGACAGCCGGGCTGGTAGACGTTCTTCGGCAGCTTGATGTTCAGGAGCTGCAGGTTCGACGAGACGCGGATCTGCGCCGAGAACCGGCCGGCGTCGACCTCGCCGACGATGCCCGCGAACAGGATCAGGTCGCCGGATCCGGTGGTGTTCACCGGGACACCCGGCGCCGAAAAGAAGATCCGGTTCAGCACGACCGACGCGCCATCGAACAGGCCGGTGCGCAGGGCCTTCATCAGGCTGACGCCGCCGACCGTGAAGCTGGGCGGCGCGGCGATCGTCAGGTCGAGCGTGTCGACCTCGACGCCGATCACCTGCCGGATCTTGGACCGGATGATGGTGAGGCCGGTCAGCCAGGTGTTCGCGCCGAGCATGAACGGCATCTGCGAGTTCGTGTAGCGCAGGACGGTGCCATTCGCCAGCGTGAACGTGTAGGCGTCCGCCATCAGCAGGGTCTGCGGCATCGACGCGAGGTAGGTCGAGATGCTCGAGGCGACGGTTTTCATCAGACGAAGTTGCCCGGCGCGCCGCGGAACTTCAGCGCCTTGGCGGCCCAGAGGCCGTTCATCATGCGATTGAACGGGAGCTGGTCGTCGAGGAACCGGCAGCGGTAGTAGAAGGTCCCGGTCCACGTCAGCGCGGCGGCTGCGGCCGGCGCGACCGTGAAGGTCACGAGCCCGGAGCTGCTGACCGTGTAGTCGGTCGTGAGGGTCTTCAGAACGCCGTTCACGTAGATCGCCGGCGCGCTGTTCAGGTTCTGGACCGGCTCGGTGTAGGTAAAGCCGCCTGCGCCGTAGGCGCGGATGAGCTGGAACGCGGTCGTCGCGCCATCGCCGGTCCCGAAGGTCGCGGCGGTCACGGAGTTGTCCTGCGGGTCGGAATACAGCCAGTTGTCGTACGAGCCCTGCCGCGCGAGGTAGAAGCCGGTCAGCGCCGCGAGGTCGGTGCCGAGGTTGCCGTCCTTCAGCACCTCGTAGCCGAGCTGGAATTCGTAGATCGGGTAGAGCTGGTACGAGCCGCGGATCTCGACCCCGGCCACCGTGCGCTGGACGTTGGTCGTCCACGTCGGGGTCCGGATGACCTCGGCGTTCAGACCGATCAGGGACGGGAGGACCGCGTTGCTCATACCATCACCGGCACGAAGTTGTTTCGCATCTGGCGGATCGCCGGGGCGAGGACGTGAGCGTTCGCCTTCAGGAACTTCGCGAAGTCCTGCGTCGACTGGGTGTGGACGTGCAGGTGCACGTCACCCTGCGAGCCGCTGCCCTGCCCGTCCGCCATGCCGCGGATCGCGTCGGCGTACTTGGCCGGCAGCACCATCTCGCGCTGGTGGAGCTGCGTGAGCGGGTTCACGCCGGCAGGGATGTCATAGCCACCGGACGCGCTACTGATGCCCTTGACCGCCGCAAGGGTCGCAGCGATCACGCCAGCCACCATCGCCCAGCCGACGTACGGGATTGAGGCGACCGAAGCGGCTGCACCGGATGCGGCCTCGCCCGCGTTTGCGGCGATCACGGTCGTCGCCTCCGTTCCCTTGGTCGCCACAGTCGTCGCAGTCGCGCCCTCTTGCGCCGCGACGTCACTGATCAGCCCGGCCTTCTGCGCCAGCGAACGGATCGCGGTGTGCGCCTGCGTCACCGCAGTTTTCTGCAGCTCGCCCATGATCCATTTCTGGACGAGCTGGACGGTCATGTTGATGAACGAGTCGAGGATCCCCTTCACCATGGTCTGCAGGCCCTGGCGGAGCGTCATCGTGCCCTTCAGGATGCCAGTGACTGCGGTGTCGAATCCCCGGCTCATCGGCTGGAACATCTGAGCAAGGATCGCGGCGTCCTCGGCGGCCTGCTTTCGGTGATAGAGAGAGAGCTCGTCCTCCGTCTTCCAGCGCTTCTCCTGGTTCTTGAAGTAGTCGCCCGACGACTTATCGACCTCCTTCAGGGTGCGGTCGATCTCGGTCCAGCCCATCTTCGATTTCGTGATGTGCAGCATCTCGACGTCCGAGAGCTGCTGGATCGACGCCGCGAGGTCCGCGTTCGCATCGATCTCCGGATCCTTGCTGGCGGCGCCTCCGTCCTTCTGGGTCGACGCCGTCTCGGGGTTGAGCATCCGGCTCATGGACGCCGACGACTTGTCGATCGCGTCCTGCCACGCCTTCTGGACGTCGCCCGCCGCCTTCACGGCGATGTCCTTCATCTGGCCCCAGCCGGTCTGGAAGGCCGCCTTCGCGCCGCTGAAGTCGAACTTGAACGCCTTCTGGGCGACTTCGGCGAGCGTCAGGAGCGAAACGACAATCTCCTGCACGATCGCGACGACGTTGTCATAGACGGTCCGGACGACCGCGACGAACCCCTCCCAGACGACCGTCAGGCCCACCATCGCGCCGCGCATAACGTCGACCGCCTGCGGGCCGATTTCCCTGAACCAGTTTCCCATCTCGGTCAGGATCGGAAGCAGCGCGTCGCCGATCGCCTTCTTCAGGCCGGTCATCACCTCGTTGACGCCGTTCATCGCCGAGCGGTACTTCGAGGCGGCCTCGAGCGACTCGACGCCGACGACGAGGTGCAGCTTCTGGGCCGTCTCCCGGGCCTCGTCCATCGCGGCGCCGGTCAGCTTCAGCGTCGGCGCGACAGCCGCCCACGCGCGGCCGTAGATCTTCATTCCCTCCACGTTGCGGTCGGTGCCCTCCTTGAACTGGAGCAGCCGCGCATTCGTGTCGGTCATGATGTCGAGCGTCGACCGGAAGTCGCCGTTCTGGTCGCGCGTCGCGACTCCCAGGTCCTTAAAGGCGCCTTCGTTCGTCTTCAGTGTCTGGGTGATCTTGTTGCCGGCCGTCGACATCGTCTCCTGCGAGACGAACACCGAGTCGAGCGCGACCTTCAGGACCGAGGCATCGGTCGCGCTGATGCCGAACTGCTTTCCGAGCGCGTTCGATTCCTTCGTCAGGTTGACCGTCTCATTCACGGCCGACTTGAACGCCGAGCCGCCGGCGAGGACCGCTGTGACGGCGAGCATCGCGGTCTGCACCGACGCCGCGACCGCCTTGAGGCTTTCGAGGCTCTCGGTCATCGAGCCGACGGACTCACGCACCGCCGCCGAGGCCTGCGCCATCGCCGCCTGCAGGTCACCCGTTGAGCCGGTGACCTTTACGCTGATTTCGTCGGCCATGACTCACCCTGTCGAATTGAACATGCTGAAAAGCTGCTGGACTTCAGCCGGGTCGTTCACGGCTCCGGACGCCTTCGGGGGCGCCTTGTAGCCCATGAACGCGGCGACCATCACCTGCAGAGGTGGGTACTGCCGCCAGTACTCGTTGAGCGCGAGCAGGCGTGGGATGTCGATCTCGGTCTCGACGTAATCCCACGTCCAGCCCATGGACGCGCAGATGTGTGCGCAGACCGGGGGCCACTCGCCTAGGGAGTCGGCGCCGCCCCCGCCGCTTCCCCCGCGCCGCTGCCCTCGGTCTCGAGGCTGTTGGCCTCGGCGAAGCTCTTGAGCGACGGCACGAGGTTCCGGATGTCCAGATTCGTGCGCAGCCACTCAAGAGTGATCTCGCCGCCCGCGCGCCGGATGCCCCAGAACATCGCCTCGGTAACGCGATCCCAGTCCTCGGCGGACCATGTCGCGGGATCGCGCTGCAGCGCCCCCAGCGCCGGCCAGATCTTCGGGGCCGGCGTCGGACGGATCGGGAACTCCATCCCGTCGATCGTGATGGTCGTCATGGGCTTACTTCAGCGAGATCGTGCCGACATTGTTCGACGCGTCGGCCAGCGCCATAAAGTCGAACTCCTGAATCGAGAAGTCCTCGTTCTTGAAGGGCAGCGAGAGCTTCGAGGCGACGCAGTTGTTGAGCTTCAGGCTCATCTGCTTGCCGTTGAACGGCAGCGACAGCTCGGCCATGAACGAGGGCGCGTAGCCCATGAGGTTGTTCGTGACCGAGATCTGGTACTGCGTCGTCGAGGTCGCCGTGTACTCGAAGGAGATCAGCACGTTCGCCGAGGCGTCGCCCGAGAAGAACGTATAGACGCCCGCCGAGACGCTGTACTGCCCGATCGCCGTGACCGACGCGACGCGGGTCAGCGCGATGCCGGTCGAGGCGTAGCGCACGCCGAGGTCGGTCGCCCAGGTGCCCGAGCTCGGGACGGTCGGGGTGATCGTGTACGTCGACACGGCCGGGACGGTGCCCGCCTGGTTGTCCACGATTGCGCGAATGCCCGCCGTCGGGGTGTTGCCGAAGAACAGGCTCGCCAGCGCCTGCGCCGAGAAGTCGGCCGCCTTCGCCTTGAAGGTGAACTTGCCCTTGCCGCGGCCGAAGGCCACCGGGAACTGATACGCGCCGTAGAGCGTCTTCTCGTCGAAGCTCATGTCGGCCGCGACGTCCTGCAGGACGCCGAGCTGGATCGGCGTCGGGTTCGCGATCGCGGCCCCCGTCGCATCGGTGAGCGGGATGCCATAGAGGGTGCCAACGCCAAATACGATCATGGTATTTCTCCGTTAAAAACGAGAAAGGCCCGCGCGATGGCGGGCCCTTCGGGATGGGTTGCGGTGGTGGGTCAGGCGTACTTGATCCGGATCGGGACGATCGCGACGGCCTGTGAGCCGAGCACGCCTTCGTCGGTTTCGATGTTCCCCTCGATCCAGCAGTGCTGGACGAGACCGCCGAGGGTCTGCTTGTTCGTGGCCGCGTCGGGCAGCAGCGTCGCGGTCACCGCGTCGAGGAGCGGGTTCAGGAGCTGCGCCGGGGACGCGGTCAGGTCGCCCGAATAGGCATACAGGTAGGCGTCGACCTCGAGCGTGTAGACCGGGTTCAGGCCGGGCACCGTCACGACGGCCTCGCGCCGCTGGATCACGAACAGGGCCGGCTGGGCTGCGGGCGGCGTGTCGGTCCAGTGCTTCAGGCGGCGGGACACGGTCACAAAGCCGGCCACGGCCGAGAGCTTCGAGAACAGCGCCGCGTAGATCGTCTCGCGGGTGATCATCCGAACTTCTCCCGGATCAGGCCGTTCACGGCCTGATCGATCTCGTCGCGGGTCTGGGTGCGCAGGTCATCGAGCGCCGAGCGCAGGAACGACTTCTCGGGCGTGTTCACGTTTCGCGAGTGAGCGCGGACGGTGAACGCCGTCCCCTTCTTGGAGTGACTCAGGTGCTCGCGAACGCTGACCGTGCCCTGGAACCCGTACTCGTGCGCGGCCGCGTACTCGACGTTCGTGCCGACGATGCCGGTCACGGTCTCGGCCTGTTCGGTGACACGGGTCGTGATCGACCTGCGGAGCCGTCCGCTCTGAACCTTGAGGACCTGTCCGGTCAGCTTGTCCTGCACGACATGGCGCTGGATCTCCAGCACCGCACGGCCGATGCCCTTCGCGAGCGCGGCGCGCGCGTCCGCTGGCATCTGGTCGAACTTCGCGCGGACTTCCTCGCCGCCGTAGACGTAGCCGGTGATCACAGCAGCATCCCGCGCGATTGCATGAAGTCCACCGGGTTCCTAGCCGACTTCGAGAAATTGCAAGGCGGGCACAGGATCTGAAGATTGTTCGGCCAGTTGGACCCACCGGCGGCGAGCGGGACGATGTGGTCGACGTGGTAGCGATTCAGTTCGCATCGGCATACGGCACATTTGCCGCGCTGAAGTGCGTGGATCCTTTGCACATCAGC